CTCCGGCGGTCACGTCCATGCCGTACCTGCCGTCCTTCATCACCGCCGCGGTCCCGACCGTGGTGGTGATTTTCTTGTTGCGGTCCTTTACGGCATTGTATTTTGCCACAGCCTCGGTCGCCTCTTGGAAGTATCGGTTTGCCTCGTCGGACTTGAGCTTGTACTCCTCTACAAGGGTGTCGTACTCAGTCTCCAAGGCCTTCCGCGAGTCCTCTGATGCTTTCAAGAAGCTCTTGAGATTCTCTATTTCGTTCAGCAAGCTCTCGGCTGTCGCTACCGTATTGTTCAATTTCACGCCCGACTTCTCCAAGTTGCTCGACAACGTGTCCAGCATCCTCTTCGATTCGGCCAACTGATTGTCCAACTGCCTGATTTGTTGCTTCAGCAAGGCTATCTCCGCCTCCTTCTGCTCGACCGCGGTATTCTGGACCGGGTCGGTCTGGGTAGGGGAGGCCTGAGTTTTTTCTCCAAAGAAGAAAGGCCAGGCTGCCGACACCGGCTGCAGCACCGATACCAGCAGCACGAAGCTCACGACGATTAGCCGTAAGCCATGCTTTGATTTTCTTGCACACATAGTGATCTCCTATTCCGGCAGGTCGCGTGTGAGCGCCTGCAGGTATTCGTGGGCGGCATCCTTGACTGCGCCAAGGGTTCCAGTTTGGTCGTCATCAGCTCCAAGCACCTCGTCGTAGGTCATAAACTGGTCGGCATAGACTGCAAGGGGCCGAGTGAAATCAAGATCGCCAGAAAGAGTATCGCCAAGAAGCCGATATCTGAGGAGTCCAGCCAGCGTCTTGAAAGCGTCCGCCTTTGTTCCTGCCTCAATCTTTCTTCGGTACTTGGCCCATTTTTCCTGCTCTCGTTCCTCTGTGCTCTGGACGGACGGGTGGTAGCAGAGTGCAAACCAGACACCCCCGAGAACGCCGAGAAGAAATACGACTGACAGACGTATGATCACCTCCTTCAGGGTTGCGGCTTGCGCAGCCCAGAACCAAGAAAGGCCGCTTCCGATAACGAATACCTCTCCAAGGAAATACTGCCAGGTGAGTTTCTCTCGATCATTGAGCAGCTTTCTCCACAGGTCCTCGATGAGCAGCGCCATCGCCACGGTCGGGATGACGAGCGTGAGCCCGTCGACAATCGTCATCATGTCGATTCTCATGAGCATCGCCCCGATGACGGCAAGAAATACCGATGACAATAGGACAAACAAATTCTTGCGGAATGTCATCTCTTTTTCTCCTTCTTTTTTCCCAGCCCATGCTTGTAGACGCCGTAGATGGCGTCCCACCCGAATACCGCGATGCTCGTCACTACGCCTCCATGCACAAGGCCTGCGATGAGCAGGCTGTCGGCCCATCTCGCTCCCCCTGCATAGACGCTTGAGAACCATCCCCATACCGCGCATATGACGAATGCAACGGCAAACAGCACCAGCGGCAATAGCTTGTTGTTCAAAGGCGTGCGGTACTTGAGGATGGCCCCCAGGGCATTGACGAACAGTGCGATGACCACGAATTCCGGCCTGATCAGCACATTGTAGTCCATCACTATCTTCTCCTTCCCCTTACGGGGCTAATCATAAAAACATCTCGATGAATTCGTCAGGGAATCCGCGAAAGAATCCCGATACGACCTGCCAGACTGCAAAGGCCCCCCATAGGACAATCTTCTTCCAGGAGCGCTTTCCTTTCGGGAAGGATGGCCTCTTGGTGGATGATGAGCTTCTGCCCGAGAAGTAGGATTTGATGATGTCCCACTCTCTTGCATTCTCCGCCTCGACCTTTGCGAGCCTTTGCTTGATGTCCTCGAGGTCTTCCATGGGCGTCTCATCTCCTCTTCCTCCAGTCTATAACCACGGAAAATAGCGGGCAACAGCGCTCGCAACGGTTGCTATGTAGCCGTACTGCTCTGCGTAGAGATATACAGCCCAAGCAATTCCTATCCCAAGAAGGTCAAAGCCGATGTCTGACCAGCTCCACAGGTGTGCCTTCTGGATGCTGTCTATCGCTTCCTTGAGCACTCCGAAGCCGAGCGCTATGACGAATCCCCACTTCGGGTGGAAACTGGTTGCAATGAGTGCAATCCAGAAGCTCCAGAAAAGATGGAGTGCCTTGTCTTTCTTCATACGATCTCCTTTTTATCCAGCACCGGTCTAGCGCTTATCAACGCCTCTTCCAGAAGCCTCTCGGTGGTCGTGTATGCGGAGCAATGCGAAACATATCCAAGGAATGAGATGATCGACGCCTTCACCTTCTCCATCTCCACATTGCCCTTGTCGTACTCCTTGATGAGATGAAGAATCCTACGCCGTGCGTTTTTTACGTTCCGCTTCCTGGGAAGAAGGTGGTCGTTGAACGTCCTGTATCCGCAGAAGTCGATTCCGTGTGTTATTGGTATTACCTTGCTCTTTGGATTGATCAGAAGCCCTGCCATATTGAGTTGCGCCTCTGCGTCGATCAGCAACGCCCTCAGGTATGCCAGGCTGTCCGATACGATGATGAAATCGTCCATGTATCGCACATAGTGCTTCACTCCGAGGTCATCCTTCATATGATGGTCGAACGGGGTGAGCGTGACTCCTGCAAACAGCTGGGAAGGAAGAGAGCCTATATACAGCCCCTCTCCCTGTTCGTTCTGGTCTATGATGAGGTCAGCCACTGCAAGCAGACGCTTGTCGGAGATGGTCCTGCGTATCTGCCTCTTCAGGAATTCATGGTTGATTGATGGGAAGAAATGATGCACATCCCCTTTGATTGCGTAGAGGCGCTTCCCTTGCGGATATGACTGCACGTATTCCTGCAGTTGCAGAACCGCCTTCAGCGGACCACGTTTCTCAATGCATGCGTAGGTTTGGCTTACCATTTTTTTCTCGAACAGATGCCCTGCCACCTGGTCGAATGCGTGGTGGACTATCCTGTCTACGAAAGCAGGGGCCTGTATGAGCCGCTTCTTCGGTTCGTAGACTATGAATGCATTCACAGGACTCGGTTTCCAAGTACCCCACATGAGATGGTTCTGGATGTTGAAAAGGTTCGTCTCAAGATTCCTGGTGAACTGCATCACCTGCATGTCCTCCCTGTGTCCTCCGCTCCTTGCCGTTGTATATGCGGCGTACAGGTTCTCGAAGCTCACAAATTCATCCCACAATCCATTGAATGTCTTAGGCATCAATGATCTCCTTCTGCATAAGGGGAGGACGAGCCCCACGTTCCCGGATTCCCGGTACTTGCCGGGCCGTTCTCATTCATTTCTCACTTCACCGTTATGGTAGGAATAGCGTTCCTTATCTTCTGTGCGCTCTCGCACCACCCGTAGGTGTTGCGCTCTGGCTGCGCAGATAATCCAGGCCGGACCCAATGTTGTTGTTCGAGTTGCCCCGGACATTGTTGAGATTCAGCGATACGACTCCAGCATTGTTCGTGTTGTTGAAGTTGCCGCCTCGGAGGGCCATCCGCTCTTTGCAACCCTATCCCTTTCGATTCGAGATCTGGTGCATCCATGCACCGATCATCCTGCCAAGCTCGTCATTCAGTTTCGACCAGTACTCATATTTCTGGAACGGGAGGAAGCCGAGCTTCATGGAGTTTCGCACCATGATTCTCAACTTCCTCAGCTCCATGTCAGCCTGCTTCATCAGCTTCAGCTTGTCGCTGTTGTACTGTGCGTCGGTTGCGCTGTTTATCAGCGCAGCCATTTCCCACATCAGGTCCGTGATTCTGGAGGCAAGGACGAATTTTTCGCTCTTCGGGAATTGCTTGACGGCAATATAACCATACTGGATGATGTCATCCGCCCTGACTTCCATTCTCGACAACTCATTCATCGCTTGCTCCTTCATCAGTTTTCCAGTTACCGGTTGACCGGTTGTCAATCGCCTGTATAAGCCAGGCCGGACCCAATGCTGTGGATCGAGAGGCCCCGGACATTGTTGAGATTCAGCGATCCGACTCCAGCATAGTACGTGTCGGAGAAGTAGCCGCCTCGGAGGGCCATCCGCTCGCCGCCTCTGATGTACAGCGTTCCCTTGAGGGTCGTGTACTTCGGGAAGAGGCCAAGATTGTACGCAATGGCAGGGACGGTGATGTCCGATGTCAATGCTCCGAATCCTACCGATCGCGATGTTTCATCCAAGCCTTCGGCATGGTCTGTGAGCAGGACCTTGGTTCCGTTCCATGCGTAGTGGAGCGTACCCTTGCGCACCCACACCGTCTCCCACGATGCACCCACGCCCGGCTCGGTGGCCGCTTCTGAGGTGTGATTGGTGAGCGACTTGTAACGTACCCCGTTGTGCATGACGATTGTATCGGTTGCGTAGACTGTTGCATCGGCATATGCGGCGGTTGCCGCTTCCGGTGTAACCAGATTCCCGTCGACGTCGATTGCCTTCCAGCTGGCCGAGGCGACTGCATGGGCGGCCACGGTCGAGAGCGTTCCGGCACCGTTGTTGTCGGCGAAGGTCTGGATTTCACCATTCACAGTTCTCAGCGCACCGGTCCACTTCCACGTGTTGCCCACGATGTCGAAGCACCCGAACGGTGTTCCGTCATGGCTCCAGGAGAGAGGACTGAAGCCGCCCTTGGTATGGTAGTAGTTGGCTCCGCTGTACATGCCAGATGCCACGCCCTTCTCGTCCTGTGCGTAGTAGTAGGCTCCATAGTAGGTATTGCCTCCAGGCTCGAATCCGTTGCGTCCGCAGGCGAGGGCGAGGAAGCTTTCCATCTGCTGGGTGGGAAGGCAGTAGCCGGAACCCTTGGCCACAATGGCCGCCTGTGCGGCATCGAAGGTGATGTTGTACCACGGCTCAAGGCCACGGAGGCAGACAGGATAGTTGGTCCCGTTCACCCGTCCCATCTGATATTTGCCGCGATACCAAGGCTTCGCCTTCCCGTCGATGATGAATGACGACTGCATTCCTGCGGTGCTGTCTGCATACAGGTATGCCAGCTTTGACTTGTCGTCCGGTGAGAATTTTACCAGCACGGAAGGTTGTCCGTTGGCATCGAACCGCACGGTGTTGCGGCCGAATGATGCCGCCTCTATCCTTTTTCTGAAATCCTTCTGAACCTGCACATCTGTGATTCCAGCCATTCCCCCTGCAAGCCATAGGGAGGTCAGCTCATCTTCTATGGAGAAGATGTTCCTTGCAAGCTCGGCCTGCGTATATCTCTCAAGATAACTTCTCACAGCATCACTCCTTCATCCTCGATCACCACTTCCGGCAACGGGAAGAGGTCTGCATAATTCTTGCGCGTATCCGCCTCCAGCACCTTGACCTGCGTCATGGCTTTCTCTGCGTTCCCGGCAACATTGCGGCTCACATTGAGATTCACGCCCTCATCTGCAAAGCTCATTTGGATGTCGGTGATTCCCGATCCGTCTTCAATCAGTTGGTATGTCATGATTCGTACACCTCCAGGCTCACTTCATATCCCGTGGAACGGCCGTACACCGCCACCGCTGTAGCCGAGTTCTGTTCGATGGTCACCGTTCCCTGTGGTTCGAGCAGGTAGCCGCGCTTGGTCGTGATTGTTGAACCGCCGATGCGAACGGCAGTATCAAGGCTCGGATTCTTCACGATGAGTCTGGTGCGTCCTGCAAGAGCCGAAGCACCGGACTTCAGATCCACTGCGGCTGCAGCCTGCACCGTTACCGTCCCAGATGCGGGAACAATCGGGATTGCGATTGACTCGTTCTGCACAGGATATGCGACAGGCTTGTCAACCAAATTCTGCATCTGGATGCCGTTCGGCAACAAAATATCTATAGCCATTTAGACTACCTCCACAAAAGAAATTTTCAGATGGCCTGCATTGCTGGCCTGCTGAAGTGCATACTGGTACAAGGTCCCGTCGATGGTGAGCTGCTTGTTTGCTGCAGCATCGGCAAGTGCTGCACTGGCAGCAGAAGCGGCGGCCTTGAGAGCGTGGTGCCTGGCTGAGAAAAGGCCTTCCTCTACAGGAACGTCCTCGACCTCCTCAGCCCACTTCTGCGCCTTGTCCCGTGCGGCCTCGGCTGCGGTCTTTGCCGTGGCAGCATTGGCTGCCTGCGTGGGAGCGGCGATGATTGCGGCCATGTTCGTATGGGCACTCACTACCGCAGTCATGTTGTCCGAGACGTTGTCGATCTCGGTGAGCTTGAACTCTACCGCATCCACCTTGGCAAGGTCGTCCGCTACTGATGCAACCTTGACAATGTCATCCGACACCTTCTTGATCTTCGATGAAGCTCCCAGGGCGAGGTCGGTGGCAACGGTGTCGATGTTGGCCTTGTTCGTGTTCACCGCGTTGATGTTGGTCGCATTTCCTGCGACTGCATCTATGTTGGTCTTGTTCGCAGCTACCGCATCGATGTTCACCTTGCTGGCGGCCACAATCTTCACGTTTGAGGAGGCCCCGAGATTCAGGTCTGCGGCCACCACGTCGATGTTGGCCTCGTTCGAGGCCACCTTGTCGATGTTTATCTTGTTGGCGGCCACTGCGTCGATGTTGGCCTTGTCACCTGCCACCAGGTTTATATTCGATGCATTCAACACCACCGCGTTGATATTCGACGAGTTGGCCACTGCAGCATTGATGTTCGTGGCATTCGAGGCAACCGCATTGACGTTTGCGATGTTCCCTCCGACCGCGTTCACATTCAATATCGAGGCCGCTACGATATCCACATTCGCCTTGTTGTTTGCAACTGCCTGAATCTTGGATGTGGCTGGGTTGGCCATGTCGGTGCGGACCGCAACCATGCCCGCATCGGTGTACATCGTCTCGACGGACTCCTCTGCTGCAAGCGCCTGTGCGAGCTTCTGCTCGATGTCGCTGGTTAGAACCGGGATGATGTTTCCGCTTGAATCGAAGCCGAGGAGCATGTTGGCCCTCACAAGAGAGGAGGGTATCTGCAGGCTTGATGCAGGGTCTGAAATGGGTATGCGCACGGTACGCGCCAGCTTCTCGTTCATTTCCTGCAGCATTGCGATCGTCACGTCGAAGCTCATCTCGAGCTGTTCTGCATCCAGAACGTCTCCGTTGCGGTAGTCGGTCTGCTGCTCGATCGTCAGCGTCCGCACGATGGTGAGCACGCTCGTCCCCTCAGGGAATGCGTAGCCTGCCGCGAATGTAAGGGTGCCTGTGTCGCCCGGGACCGTCATGCTGTAATTTGCAGCATCAACCACTGTCTCAATGCCGGTGCTGCTGGTGATCAGCACGCTTATCTGCGATGCCGAGAAGAACTTGAACGGGATGCTGTACCCGCTTCCCACCGGTGTCGTCGAAAGGACCGAGTACCGGACCTTGTTGGTAACATTGCCTATCATCTGCCATCTCCTTCTCTGATGATCATCGACCGAGCAGGACCTGCGGCCCTTCCTTCACTGCATCCACAGCCTGCTGGATTCCGCTGACCGGTACTCCTGCCATGTATCCTGCTCCCTTGCCCAGGTTCTCCAGCGCCTTTATAAACTCGCCCTGGGTGAGGTTGCCTACGCCCTTGAGCACCTTGCTCATGCCCGGGAAGAAGTCGTCTGCAAAAAACACCGGCTTGTCCCCGGTAACCAGGCTCTTGACAACCTCATCCACCTGGTCTCCGATGAGCGGCACCGATCCGGTACCCTGGGTGAACGACCAGTAAATCCACTTGCGTAGCTTGTCCAATAAATCATCATCTTCATCGTACCCGTCCGCAACAGCGCCCAATAATGCCCCTGCCATTCCGTAGGCGACAATCGTCCCAACCGCATTGGAAAACTGGGCCTTCTTCATGGCCACCGGCAGGTCGTAGGTGAGATTTGTCCATATGACGTTCATGGCGGTCTGGAACTGGGTGAACGCCTTGGCGAACTCGCTTCCGGTGGTGAACAACGGAGCAATCTCGGTTTTGTCTCCGGTGGGCTGAACCTTTAGGGTGATGTCGTCCGCATAAGTTGCAGCCATCCGTTCCGCTTTCGCAGTATCAATCCCTTCGGCGGTGAGCTGGTCGAGCCTCTGGTGATAGGCCCCGAGCCACCCCCCGGCCACTGCGTAGCGGTCCACCATCGTCAACCCGAGGGAACCCATCTCCTGTGACTTGTACAGCAACCGCTTGGCCTTGCTGTCGGTGTAGGTCCTGGACTGCTGCAGGATTTGGTCGATGATCACGTTCATGGTCCTGTTCTTCATCATGGGGCTGAGCTCGTAAATACGATTCAACGTATTTCGGTCAGACATCAACTCCAAATAACCTTTTGCGAAGTACACGGGCTTCACATCGATGAGGAACGGGAAGGGGGAGGTGATCGCCTGCAGCACCAAGCTGCTCATCTTCCACGTGAGGTAGGCAGCACCGAGATTCCCCCTCATGAATCGTACAGCGCCTTCCATGCGCTTGAGCTTGGTCTCACGCACAGGATTGACCACTTCGGTGATGTAGTCATTGATGTCGTCCAGCATTTCCATGCCTAGCGTACGGCCGATTACATTCTTCATGTCCTCCGATCCCGGGTTCTTGAACACCCTGTTGAGCTTGCGTCCGTACTCGGCGAAAGCGATGAAGTGCTCCTGCTGCCGTACGGACCGGTTCCATACCTGCATGAGGTCCAGATCAATGGGCCTCTGGTGGTCAGCGCTGATGGCAATCCTGTCCTTGGTGAAGCCCTTCTGGACTCCGGTGGGGACTCCTCCTGCGTTCTGGTTGAAGAAGTCGTCTGCAATCTGGGAAGCCATATCGTCACCGGAGAACTCCTTGCGATGGATGGGGAGATACTCCTCTACGTTTCGCATCGGCTGGTTGTACTCGCGTATGGCAACCTCGTTGAGCCGCTCCTTCTGGCCGTTGAAGTCCTTCCTCACCGCCTCAAGCATTTTCATGTATTTCCCGTCGTTCTCGCCGAGCAGGAACGTTGCTTGGTCTAGGACCGCCTCGTAACGGCTCTGTCCGAGCGTCTGGATGAGCTTGTTGTCATGGTTCAATGCCGCCTTGTCGTCCTGCGGAACGAGGTTCCCGTATGCTACGGCTGCCTTGTTCGAGTCATCGAACTGGGAGAGATACACATACATGAGGGCCGAGTATGTCAGATCCACGCTCTTCCCCGGCTCCAGCGCAACCGATACGGTCTGGTAGAGGTCCTGCTCTGTAAGCCCTGCATCCTTCATGGCCTGCATGACCGGCTTCATGCGCTTTTCAGTTGCAATCCACTCACGTGCCTGCGCCGCACGCTTCTGGGTGATCAGCAGGTTGTATGCGGATCCCTGCGTATCGCCGTCGAGCTTCATCGCCTTGGCCCTCATGGGAAGGGTGGCGTACCTGAAGGCAAGGGCTGTCCGTTTGGGGCTGGTCTTTTCCTTCTGGTCCTCCCTGGTGCCAACTATGGGACGCTCGGTGTACCTGCCTGTTGCGATGAGACTGCGGATGATGGAGTCCTGGTACTGCTGGGCGATGACAAGCTGTCGTTCCTTCTTGGCCTCCAGGATGCGCCTGCCTTGATGGCGCAGCTCGGCGACCTCGTTGGCCAGCTCCTCGAGCTCCTCGATGGTCCAGTCGTTCAGCGGCTTGCGATCCTCGATCAGGCGATCATAGTTGCGCTTTCCGATGGCATTGATTATCTCGTCCTCGGTGGTGCCTTCTGCGAATGCATCAGCAATGTAAGCCTTTGCCTCCTCTACGGTGAGAGTGGCCTTCCCACCAAACATGGCAATATTTATTCCTTCGCGCCTGTAGTTCGGGTCAATGAGGGCCTGTATGCCGTAGATGGCCTGCGCATGCTCGTAGTTGATGGCATCGCTGGGCTTGACCATGATCTTGCGTGCGAGATTCAGCTTGTACTCGCGTATCTTCTTCGCCTCGGCTTTCTGCTTCTGTTTCTCGGCAATCTCTGCCTTCAATTTGGCAACCGCCTCGTGCTTCTTGATGGTCGCATCCATGCGCATATCCTTGCGCATCTGCATGACCTCGTCGTGGAGCTTGTCGAGCTTTGCCTGCATGCCGAGCACGCTTTCCATCTGGGATTTGGGAACAGGCTTGCCGTCGCTGTTGAGCTTCTGGATGGCTTTAAGCTCTGCATCGAGCTTTTTGCGGTCTTCCATGTACTGTACTGCCACCCAGACACGGGTTTTCTGCTCTGATGTGAGGGCCTTCTCCAGTTCGGCTATCTGTTGTTCGGCCTGCAAGACCTTTTCGTTCAGCTCCTTGATCTGCAGCTCCCTGTCCTTGATGTATATCTCGGTAGCGCCTTTGAAAGTTTCCTTGCCACTGAGCAAAGGTTTCCTCAGCTCGTCAGCCTGGATGTGGTTTGCCAATTTGAGCCTCTCGCTGATCGAGAGCCGTTCCAGCTCCTTGTAGCCAGGGTCGTCAATCTTGGGGAGCCTGTCATCGATGACCTGCGGCTTGAGCTGCGGGTCCTCCATGACGTCAGCGTAGATGTCTCGATAGTAGCGCAGTGCATCACCTGTCATCATGGTCCTGATTGACTTTATGGCCTTCTGGGAGAGCTGCCTCCCTCCCATGAGCCGCTGTGCATTGGAAAGTATGAAAGGGTTGACGAGGCTCGGGGCCGTCTGTTGGACGCGCAGGATTGTTTCCGCCGCCTGCTGGTCGCCTTCCACTTCTCGCAATGCCCTGCCGCTGAGCATCCACTCCAGCTTGGACATGAAAGCCTTCACACCCTCGTCGGTGGAGAGCTGGTCGATCATGTACTGGTCCTTGGCCTGCTCGGTCTCGAGCTTCTGACGTGCATCCTCGGCCTGCATTGCATCCTCCTCCGAGGTAATGCCGTTGGCCTTGTTGTACATCTGCTCATACCAAGCATCGTCCGTTGGAGCCGGATTGGCCTCGTCCTCGTATGCCCTGTAGAACGCCTTCCAATCCTGCCATGAGCCGAAGCCACGTGCTTCCTCGAGGATGAATTCCTCGGAGGACATCTCGTCTTGGAAGAGGATACTTGGACCGAATCCTATTACGTTTCTCGATCTCCTATTACCAATACTAAGATACAAGTGGGCTTCATCTTCGAATATATCGTCAATTTCCAGTAATTCAGCAGGAATTTCCAACTTTACTACAGATTCTCCGTATCCAGAAATTTGACCGTCAGACTTGGTTGAAAAAAATAATCCATCCTCTTTCGCAATCATCATACCAGTCGATACGATGTTCTTTGCTGCCGCTTTTGAAGTAGCATGGTATAGTGTGACTATTCCTAAATCACTTACAGTTGCACCAACCTGTTTAACCTCATCAATTAAGTCAAGCGTGTCGAGCAATCTGTCTCCTCGTACACGTTTATCTAGAGGCCTTGTTTCCTTTGACTCCTGGAAGAGAATGTCCGGCCTGTAGTCCATCCCTCCTACACTATCAAGGACCGCCTCATACTTCGTGTCGTAGTCAACGTGGCTGAACGGAACCCACTCGCTGTCACGGGCAATGAAGGTTGTCGATCTCCACGGTTTTTCGTCAGGTTTGACGTTCTTGTGCACTACATGAATGAGTTTCTCGTCACCGAACTGCAGCAGGTCGCCTTGCTTGGAAACCCATTCATCTAGCGCCTGCCTCCATTCATTCTGAGCCTGCACCGATTGCTTCATGTTGAGAATGTCAGCCTTCGGCCTCTTTGGGTAATCGGTGTCGAGCTTGGGCTTGCTGTCCTCCTGGAAGAGAATGTTGTCTCCTTCGACTTTCTGAGGATTCCTGCCTGAATTCTTTACAATAGAATCGACTTCTTCCCTTGTGAGAATCTTATTAACCTTCATTGCTCCGGTTATCACCCAAGGGTCTGTAGTTGGGTCTGGATTTGTCCTGTAGTTATAGAACCCATCGGTAGGCATTCTGTTGAGACTAGCAAGAGCGTGGTTGAACCCACCATTCTTTGCCTTGCCATTGTTTCTGGCTTCTTCGTTGTAGTCATTATCTTTTGAGTACTCAACTTCTGCCCATACAAAGTCCTTCGGAAACAATTCCTTGACGCCTGTCTCTGGATTGAGTCTATTAAACTGTTTTGCGTATGGGATTTCACCAAGATGCCAACCAGGTCGATACGCCAGCAGGCCGCTCTTTCCTTGGGTCCCTTTCCCACCGGACTTGACCTGCGGCCTTCCTGTCTTGGTATATCCTGCAATCGGAGCCTCATCAGCAATGAGCCATTTTCCTACCGGTGTTCCTTCGCCATTCGGATTTGCCACCATGGGAGGATAGAGTTTTCCATCCTTCTGTATGAATACCTTGTAACCGATTCCTGTTTTCTTTGGCTGGTAATCTGGAGGCGCTTCCTGGAACAGGATGTTCGGATTCTCCCCATCGAACGTGCCAACGTTGTCAGTGGCAGACTTGATTTGGGAAGGGTAGAAGGCCAGATATTCGGTCTCATCCATGTCCTCGTCGATGGTGATTGCCCCATCGTATCCTTCAGCTATAAGATTCTCACGTACCTTCATTCCGTAGCTTTTTGTCGGTGGCTTCCCGTCTATGGGATTGCGGATGTTAAGGAATGCCGAAACAAGGTTTTCCCCCATGTCCTTCCAGTTGGTTTTCTCATCTGAGAAATAGAAGCCTGGGATGTCCATACTCTGTCTTGCCTTGGAAATTTCGAACTCGCTGAATTTCTCAGATGTGTAGTGATGAACTACTTTTGGTTCCCCATTCTCATCCACGACCTTCGATGCGTTCTCTGGATCATTCATCCAGTCGCCGAACCACTCGATGAATGCAGGGGTGCGGACCTGCACCCACTGTCTCTCTGTAAGATTAGTCTGCTTCCCGTTTGGAGCCTTCATCCACTGGTCAGTGTTGCGGTATTTTGACACAACTGCGTCATATTGAGCCTGTGCATCTTCCTGATGCAAGACACCGGATTTCATTTGGCTCTTGTTTTCTTCCTGTGTCACAAGTTGTTTCGCCAGCGGTGATTGCTTGTCTGATAGTGAGTCGAACACCTCGATGATCCTTGGGTCGAGGTCCACGCTGTGGCGCAGGGTGGTGTATATCTGAGCCATCCACTTGGCAATCTGGCTGAATAGCTGCTTGAGCTTGATGGAGGCGGTCTTCCCGTCTGCAAGGTAGCCCTCGTAGAGACGTGCGGCAAATTCCTCCTGCGTACGTCCCCAGTCCTCGATGGTGAAGCCTGCGGCGATGTCTGCAAGGTCCTGTGCGTTCTTCCCGTCGAACACGCTGTCCTTGAAAAGCTCGGCATGCTCGTCAAGCCAGGTGATGAACTCGGGCTTCCGGGAAGCCTCGGTGACAGCGCTCTTGAACTGCTCGAGCTGCCCCATCTGTCTCAGCGATACGTGGAACGTCTCATGGGCGAAGGTGGAGAAGTCGGCGTTCTGGCCTGCGTAGATGATCGCCTTGAGGTCGTCGTCGAATGCGACGGCCCCGCGCTTTCCCTGCATGTTCACTGCAAGGCTCTCGGTATCACCGAAGAGCTTTCCGTCCTTGTAGGAAGCGTCCAGGTATGCCTGCGTGCTCATGCCTGCAGCTTCCGCACGAAGTTGCATCAGCGTGGCTCCGAGAGCCCGCTCCGGGGCCGTCAGGTTTGGCATAGCCTTCTCGATCTGCCTCTCCACCATCAGCCTCTCGTCCGGGTTGGTTATGCCGTCCCAGTACTGCAGGCCCGCTTCCTGCCCCCTCGGGTTGGATGACATGATTTCGTCACGTACTGACGAAAGTGCGTCACTCTTGGGTTCCCACTGGATTTCGTATCCCTGGTACTGCTTGGCGAGTGATAGGATTGCTTCCTTTCTGATGTTCTCATAGCCGCTCTTGACCAGCACGTCCTCGATGGTGATGGTGTTGCCCTTTATGCCGTAGTCGATGTAACCGTACCTGGATGAGGTGGCAGGGTCCCCGATCAGAATCCTGCGCTGCTCCGTCCCGTCGGGGGATACCATGCGCTCTGCCGCCTCCTGTGTGTACAGGGACCCGTCCTTGAGCCGCCTTACCTCTCCGGTAGGCTGTGCCTTCGCCTTCTCGATGTCCAGCTCAGCCACTGCGTTCTCGTCGGTCTGGATGGCGGTAGACTGAGGCTTCTGGCTGTGCTCCTTCTCCCATATCTCGCTCATCGCACTCGTCCAGTCGGATGGCGTGATGGTCTCGGGCTTCTGCTCCTTCATGGAAGAGACGAAGGCTTCCTTGGAAGGGACGATGGCAGCTTCCTTCCTGATGGAAGCTTGCTGATCGATGGTCGTCTTCCCGTCCATGACCGCAGACGGTCCTCCAAGAACAATCGCCGAGGCAAAACCCCTGAGTCCCGCTTCAAGAGTGTTGCGCACAAGGCTCTCATCGGGAAGCGGCTCCATCGAGCCTGGCTCCCTGCTGTCCTGTACGGCGTAGGAAATATTGCGCGTGAGGTAGTCGAGCGGCTCCTCGATCATCTCCTCGACGGCCTCTCCGGTAGCATTCGCCCCGAGGGATGCAAGCCCTTGCACAAGCGGGGCCAACTTGTTGTTGGTGATCAGCTTGGCCATGACCTTCGAGCTTGCAGTGTTGACAAGGTTGCTTCCTCCGGCGGCCTTTATCACGGTGCCCGCCTCGATGCCGAGTCCGGCCTCGATTGCACCAACCAGGAGGCCGTAGGTCCTTGATCCTACGTTGGCTATGTCCTTGTCGATTCCCATCTGCCTGAGCTGAAGGTAGCTCGCACCCTCCATCAGCTCTCTGGTTCTGTTGACTGCCCCGACGGTTGCCCCCATGCCGATGATTGCGGCGAGAGAGTAGGGTGAAGCCGCGGCTATCGAACCGAGCGAGATGCCTGTGGCTGCCGTGAAGCCCGTTCCAAGCGCTCCTGCGAACGTTGCACCTTCGAGTGCGCTCTTTCCCACCTCCATCATGTAGGGTACCGCTCCCTCTGCGGTCCACTTGAGCACGGTGGTAAGCACGTTGCGCTTCTGGTAGTCCTTGAGGTTCGCTATCTCGTCTCCCATCGCATCGAGCTGGGACAGCATGGCCGATGTATCCTCTCCTGCAAGGTCAGCCTGCTTGAACCGGTAGGCGAGGTCGCTGAACTGCATGTTCAGCCTGCCTGCCTTGAAGCTGTTGCTGATTGCCTGGAATCCTGTAGCGTTGGGGGTGTAGGGTTTGCCCAGGAGGTCTTTCGTGAGATCGTCCAGGCTGCTGTATGCCGCATCGAGGGGGATGCCGTACTCGCGGCTGAAAGTGAGGGCTGCAGCGTATTTGCTGAGCTCCTCGTCAGGGTTCTCGCTCTGTGCGGCCGCACGGCTGATGATGTTCCACTGCTGCTCGGATACAGGTACTGCGAACTGGTCGCGCATGCCTTCCGTCGGGTCCTGCGCTGCCTGCTTCACCTTGTCCGTGAGGCTTGCGGCCTTCGGCTGCTCTTCCGCAACCCGTGCCGCCTGCGGCGTGCCCTCCAGGGCCTTGGATGCATCGATCATTTTCTGGTTGATCTTGATCGGGTTCGTCTTGTTTGCGAAAATGTCGTATGGATCGCTGATTCCCGACATCAACGATTGCGCATCACGCAGCCCGGTTCCGCCGTCTTTAGCAATGTTTGCCATGCTGTCTCCCTTTCTGTGTATGCTATCTGAATTGGTCGAAGAACCTGTCCACCGGTGTCTCGTTCTTGAACTTTGCCTTGGTGTCGATGGTTTTCCAGAGAGTTCCAATTCTCTCCGTCTTTCCTGGTGAAGATGTCCCCACGGTTGATTGCCACCCATCTCTCAGAATCCCATCCTTCCAGAGTCGCCTTGAAGGTAGGGATAGGCTTGATTGTATTCCCAATCATCAGAGGGGATTTTTTGCTCGTCACATAGACGCCGTGGTTTCTTAACTCGTTCGCAATCTGGCCTGCAACAGCGTCGTAGGTGGCCTTATATTCAGGATTTGACCATTGGATGGCACCGTCCTTGTCCATCTGCACCGCAATGACGGGCAGCCCCCCGAACTGGTGCAGCTTGTCCAATGCATCGTCCGTTGCATCGGGATCATTGACCAATCTCAGTTTGTCCACCACCTCTCCGCTCTCCAGCGCCTTGACAGACTTGGCTATGAAGGTGGACTTGATCATGCCGAGCTGGTCCGCAACCTCCTTTGGAGTTATCTCGTTTGCAGCGGTGTTCATGAAGATGTTTGCGATGGCTGTGTTTGCATAGTCGCGAGCCTCTGCAATCTGTATCGTCTGTTCGGCTGTCATACCTTTCTTTGAATCAACCGTGAGGCCGAACTTGAGGCTTTCCATCTCGGAAAGGAACTTCGTGGTGAGAGGCTTGTAACGCTCCGGCACTATCTCGTCGTTTATCTTGGTGAGCATCTCAATCTGGTAGAGGTCGTCCTCGTCCGATTCGGTCGCATTGGCATTGAGCCCGCGAACAGCCTGCATGGCCATCGCCGGGCTGATGTCGCCGTTCCTGAGCATGGCGAGGCTTGCGTCAAGTATGGTCTTGTTCTCCTTGATCTGCGCCTTCGAGAGGTTTTCAAGCTGGGTCTTCTCCAGCCTGTTCAGCTCGTCGATGCGCCTGTCGTACATGGCGCCGAACGTGGCTGCGGTCTGGTCCAGCCCGTCGAAGATGCTCTGGTGGAGCGGCCCTCCCTTCTTGGTGATGCTGTCGCGCTGCCTGGTTAGGTACCCGGCATCCACGCTCTGCAGGTCTGCATTGGCAAGCGCGTATCCCTGCTTGGTCGCCCATGCAATGTGTGTGGCCTTCGCAGTCTCGATTGCCGCCTGCCTGCGGTCCTCCGGCATGCCCTCCACGCGGTCCTCGACCGCCTTGTACAGCTCGGCAGGGGATGCCCCTGCCTCCAGCCCCTTGGACATGACCGACGCCGCGCTGGTGGCGATTGCTGCAGTCACCTGCTGGTCGGTCCTGGCTGCGGTGGCGACGAATCCCTGTATCTCCTCCGGGGAGAACCCCTTGAGGGCGTATGCATACTCGGTGGCCTTGTCTATGCCTTCGGTGAAGGCGAGGTTGCTCACCCGGGTGGTCTGGAAACGCTTGTCGACGCCTTTACGGTATGAGGCGAACGCAACCTGCTTCTGCAGGTCGCTTAAGTCGCTCCGTCCGCTGATGACGGCTGCCCCCATCTCGTAGGAACCGGTCTGTGCGTCGGTCTGGAGCGCGGATGCAAGGTTGAGGTCGTACTGCTGTTCTATGGTGGCTTGCGTTTGATTGAGGACCCCGCTGAAAACCTGTTTCATTCCTGCTGCATAGGTGTCGTTGAGCGTCTTCACTCTCCACTGTTTTACTTCCTTGGAATCGCTGGATGCGGCGATTGCTTCGAGCTGGTCGGTTCTCCATTGCTCGAGTCTTTGGTCCATCTGAATGTCCCATACACCGTCCTCACCCTGTACAGCCTTCGTGCCCTTGCTGAGGGTTGACTCCGTAATCAGCTCACTCAACTGGGTTGCTGCATCACCGGCCGACGTAATGGCTGTGGCCATCTCGGCCTGCTGGGCCTGCGCCTTGAGGGTGGTCCCGAGGGACATCGCCTGCCCGGTTATCTGGGCGATGATGTTTCCTGCAAGCATGTCGCCCTGCACGTCCAGCTCACGCTGCTGGAGGTCGAGGCTCTGCCCCTGCCGCTTGAGTGCCCGGGTGTTGAGGTTCTGCTGGTTGATGGAATGCCCGATCTGCTTGACGTTGCTCTCTCTTGCAATCGCATTGGCTGTCGCACTGTAATCGATGCCTGGTGTGTATATCGCCATCATCCACCTCAAATATACTGCTTGTACTCGTCAAGCAGTTTCTTGTATTCGGCAAGCCTCGGGTCGGTCGTCCCGAGTTGTTGTGATTTTTCCAGTGCGGTTTTGTACTGGTTCTCGAGGTTCGAGTAATACCCCCTGAGATTGTTTCTCTGCCTGTCGAGTGCGGAATTGTGTTCCGTAATCTGTGCATTCCAATCGGAGAGCTGGTTGTTGAGGTTTGTTCTGGTGAGATCGAGGCTCTGGGAGAGCAGGCTCTTCTGCGATTCATACTGGGCTTTCTCTGATTCCAGGTTTGCAACGAGCGATGCGTACGATGAGCCGAATATTCCGTCGTTCCCGGCAAGCGACAGGTCTGATCCTGCATATTCGACAGCCTTTGCCCGTTCCTGCTGGGCTATGAGCTGCATCGAGCCTCCCATGCCGCGGTCTGCAGCCGCAACCTCTGCATCGCTCCAGTTCGAGAGCAGTGAGGTCAGGTTGCTCCTCCCCTGCGACTGGGCGCTCCTGGTTTGTGCATCGTAGCTGTTCTGCCAGTTGCCGAGCAGGTCGTCGACGGTGTTTATGTCCTGCTGGAGCTGGCCGGTCTGCAGGGCGTATTCCTCGTCCCACAGGTCGACGTTCGTTTCCAATCCGCCGATATCGCTCTCAAGAGTTGGGATATCCGTATACTTGAGCGTATCGAATTCCTTCTTGATGGAATCAAATGCAGAAAAAGCAGAATTGAGGTCCGACTTCAGTCCGTCCTGGTATTGCTGCTTCTCGAGTTCGAGCCTTTCCTGGTTGATGTCCTGGTTGTCTATTGCTGCATTCACGCCGATTGCAGCCGCCGATCCCGCAAGGGTTCCCAGCACTGCACCGGCAGCCCCGAGCGTGGCGCCTCCCGTTACAGTCCCGAGGCCTATGAGGGCCACGCCTGCCGCCACCTTCCCGAAAGTTTTCCAGCTCCACGCCATGCTACACCTCCAACAATGCGTATCGTGTCATGACGGCCAGCAGGTTGAACGGGACCGGCTCGTCGCTCGCAATATCCACGGACCCGTCGTAGTCCGCGGCTGCGTTTATCTCCAGCTTCTTGTCACCGGTGAATGCAGGGAAGTAGTCGCCGAGCCTGTATGTGCCTGGTACCAGCGGAAGGATCGATGACGTTTTCCCGTTTGCAACCACCTTTCCACCGAGGCTCCTGTAGAGCCTGAGCGTCTGCTCCTGGAGCTGTCGTTTTTTCCCCTGGCTCGTGCCGTTTGCGGGAAGCTCCGGCCTGAGAAGGCGCACCTTCGCAGCAATGGGGTATCCTATCGTGATCCTGCTGAACGGCCTGTCGTAGGTTCCGATGCCCGATGCATCAAGCGTCTTCACGGGAAGCACTGCATTGTCCGCCAGAGCGTCAACGCTCTCGTTAGCAAGATGCGGAACCGTTACGGTATCGGTTGGCGTCTCGTATTCGATGGTGCGCGAGCAGTCTACATATACGGCCTCGTCCATCGAATCGGGCGATTTCATGTCGAGCTTCTCTATCTGCGTTGCCCCCGATCGGAGGACGGTGAGCCACAGTACGTCGTCGGACGTATCGTCGCCCGGCATCACCTCAAGGCTCTGCACGGTCATATCCTCGCCGTCGGAACCCGTTCCCATCGGATGGCGGGCCCAGCCGATTACGCCGCTCCCCAGGTCGATGCTGCAGGTGCACAGCGATCCGTCGTTGCACAGCACCCAGATGACCGAGCCGTTCTCCCCGTTGAGCAGGGTGAAGGCCTTGATTCCCGATCTGATCATGTGCCTTGCGGTGAGGCTCACCTCGGCATTGACGTAGCCGTCGTCGTCGGTGCGGTACTGCATGACATTGAGGCTTCGGCCGCCGATCCCTGCATAGATGACGTAGTTGTCCAATGCCTTCGGATAGGTGGAGTTGCATCCGCCGTTGAGCGTCACGCTCATGTCGAACGTTGCGGGAGCTGCAATGACTCCTCCGTCCATCCATATCGACCTGCCGGCCCCCGCCAGGATGCGCTTCTGGTTCACCAGCCAGTTTATCCTGGAACCGTACATGTCGGTTTCCTGCAGGTAGATGGCATGGGTGGATAGTACGGTGACCGCCCCCTCTATGATCTCGCTGAAGGTGAAGTCGGTGAACCTGTCACCGGTCGTAGAGTCAGGGGTGCGTGAAGCGAATATCGAGTTGGGCTCGTTGTCGGTGGCAGCCAGGTACCACCGGCCGCCCTTGAACGCCTGGCAGGAAGGGTAGTCGCCTGCCGCGCTGAATGTCCGGCCCCCGGTGAAGGCGGGCTCGGTGAGCTTGAACGGGTAGGTGGAGTCCAGGCTTATCATTGCAGGCTTGTGGTTGTGGTGGACGATGTACATCACGCCCTTGTTCATCACGCAGGAGAGTTCAGAGAGCTCTGCGGATGCATAGGTGGTGACAATCCCGAACGGGGAACCTGCGTGCATCACAAGCGCCCCCGCCTGCGTCCAGAACCTTATCTTGAGCGGGCTGAACTCTGCCATGAACTTGCCGTTCACCCCTGCATCGAAGAGCACGAGCCGGGCATTGGTGATTCCTGCAAGCGTCGCCACATACCTGGTTCCCGGCCTTTTCACCAGGGAGCCGAGGCGGGTTGGTATGAAATTCTCACATACGGAAAGGCCAGTCTGGTATTTTTCACTGTCCAGCCGGCCTTCCATCATGGGGTTCAGCTCCCCGGAGATGAAGTTGTTCTGCAGTATCGTATAGCTTGGCACGGTCGGGCTCCTTATCGGTTCTCGTCGTACCAGGGATGGTTCTCATCGTCCTGGTATTGTGCAATTCCGTCCTTGGCCACCGCCTGCGCGTATGCCTGATAGTATTCCTGCAGGAGCCTGTTCGATGCCCCGTCGTTGCGCAGTATCGGCATGCTGATCAGGTATGCGAGCTGCCGCACCACAAGGTCGCGCACCACCACCGGCATGTCAGACGGGTTTGCAGGCAGTGCGAGATATGACACGTACACCGCAACAGAATCGGTGAGGATCTTGTTGTCGCTGATCGAGTATGCGCCGTCGCATTCAACAGACCTGATTAGTGCACAGTCTGACGGAAGTGCAAACTGGTATGCATATCCGTATGCCGGTGCATCTGCAAGCGGTGCGAGTTGCACGCGCTTCGATGCAGTGCGCCAATGGTATGACGAATATACCGTCTCGATCGCCTGGGGGAGGAGCTGGGAGCAGTAGTTCGCCCTCGGCACCCCCTCATCAAGCGTCGATATCTGCTCGCTGCCTATCCGCAGCAGGGCACGGTTTGCCAGTGTGACCCACTGTGCGTCATAGGACAGCGGTGATGCCATGGCTATTTATCCCTCTTGAGCGGGTCCGGGATGTCCTTCCCGTCCGCAGTGGCGAAATACTTGGCCATTCCATGGTCGAGCATGGTCTTGAAAGTCTTGTCGTCGATTTCGTATGCCGAGCCCTGGTCGTACTTCCGGCATGATTTTGAATGGTAGCAGGTCTGTTTGCAAATCACCTTCATGGCGCTCTCCTTGACATCCCCCAAGAAAGGCGGCGGCCGGGCGAACCGCAAGCCGCCGCCACACAAAAGGAGGTTCCTGTGTTATTTTCCGAGTTCAATCCAAGCGCTCGCTGCCTTAGCGGTGAAGGTGCCCGAGCTCTTCGGAGTGAATCCTGCCTTGAGATACCTGCCGTGCGATACCGGCATCGGCATCGAGTACTGCTGACCGGAAACGGGTGCGGTAATCTCGGGACCGGTGAGCAGCGCGGTGAAGGTGATGTTGTCGTCGCTGTGGAGCAGGATGGGGATGAACCCGTCTGCTGCGGCGAACGCAGCATCAGCCTGGAACACCACGTTGACGTTCCCCATCCTACCCGTGTACTGGGTGGCAGGGGTGTTGAAGTCGAGCACATCAGCACAGTATACGGTTGTTTCCTTGGTGGCGAGAGCCGCAGCACCAAACATCAAAAGTTTATCTCTCATTTTACAACTCCTTGCAATGCAATTACTTATGCAGTAACTGCTGATTCGGTGTCGAGGATGCCTTCCCAGAACAGGATAGGGACTCCCACCACACGTGCGACAGGACCGAAGCCCTCGATGTCCTGGATGGAGTAGGCGGCGTTGGTCTTGTTGTAGGCGCCTGTCTCGATCAATGCATGGGCGGTTCGGTTGCAGAACCCTACGGCATCGCGGCCGACGTTCGGCAGCTGGTTCTTCATCTTGATGAAGACGTTCGGGCTTATGTCGGTTCCGCCGCTCTCGATGTTGGCCATCCTGAGCATCGATTTCTGGTTGACGATCTCCATGCCTGCGGCGATCTCGTAGTGCCTGATCCACGCCCAGAACTGCCCGGTGCCTACCGGTACGGGAACGTTGTTGAGCCCGCGGTCCTGACCCGAGATGCCTGGCTGCGTGCCTGACGGGTAGCGCAGGTTGAATCCGCGTTCACCCAGCTCGAAGAGCCAGAGGCTGGTAAGGTCGCTCCCGCTTCCCCCTGCAGTGAATACATAATCGTTGAGTACCGCCCTACGGGCCGCAAGCCCCTGGAACCCCTCGACCTCGTTGCTCCCGTACATGAGCTGGTAGAGCCAGTCCTGCGTGAATCCCTCGAGGTTTGCAAGGTCCTCGCTGTCGCGCACCTTGACCTTGTTTTTTGCGGTCTTGAGCACTACGTCGTCCACGATCGAGTCGGCCTGGTAGAAGGCGATCGGCTCGACTTTCTGGTCGGAGCCGGAGCTGATCTTCGGTACCGCCTCGTTGGCCTTGGTGAACCCGCCCTTTCCGAGCCGTGCAGCCTCGAGCCACTTGTGGAATGCGCCGTCACTGGATTCGTACCAGGGAGCCACGTTGAGAAAATCGTTCTTCTTGACCAGGTTGGCGAGGAAGGACAAGGAATCCTTGTATCCCTCACGCTTCTGGGCCTCTACGATGTTCATCGCCTGTGTTGAAACAATGGTTGCCATGTTTGTACCTCACAAACTATTAGATTTGTATGAAACCGGCCTCCGTTTCCTCATCATTCAGCCCCGTATGGTTCCCTACTCGGTACACCAGAAGCATACGACAAGTCCCGTTGCTGCCTGTTTTGATTATCAGACCTACCCGGATGCAGTTGCAACAGCGATTACTGCGGCTGCTTTGGCTCCATGTACGTCTCGCGGAACTGCTTGCCGTACCAGCCGGATTCCGCCTCTTCATTGGGATTGCCCGCGTCTGCAGGAGGGGTGGTGCCGGCCCCTGCATCATTCTTTTTCTCGTCTGTCGGTATGACTGCCAGGATGTCGTCCAAAATTCCCATGGTATTTCCCTCCTGCCGCTACTTGCGGCCTGTTTCCTTGATGAAGTCCTTCGAGTAGCTGGACCCGAATGCTCCGTATGACTCCTCCTGCTTCCCGCCCGGGTTTCCCTGCACGAATGAACCTCCGCTCCGGGATTTCTCCTCGGCGGCCATGGCCATGACGAACTGCGGGTTGTAGATCAGCCCGCTGTCCTTGTAGAGCTGGCCGAGCCCGGTGCGCTGCAGGTGCTGCTTGAACAGGGTTGCCGTCTCGGTCATGGCAGCATCGCGCTCGCTCTTGACCGTATAGGTTTTATCCAGGGTGGCTGCGAGCCTTGCATCGAATGTCTGCGCCTGCTGCTGCTTCTGCTTGTCCATGTAGGTCGTGGCCTCCTTGAACCCCTCGGAGAGCAGGCTCCACATTCCCTGCGCCTGCCGCTGTGTCAGCCCCGAACGGTAGAACTGCTTGCGCATCTCGTTCTCCATGTCCTTGTAGAGCGGATTCTTCTCAACCAGGGATGTGTCGAGCTTGTATCCGGCCTCATCCTCGGGCACTCCGAGCTTCTGCAGGAAGGCCTTCACCTCCTCCGGCTTCGCATCCTTGCCGGGCAGCTCCAATGAACGCTCCAAGCGCTTGTTCAGCGCCACGTAGTCGTCTGCCAGCTCGTTGAGATCGCCATGCTTGTAGATGTACTTCTGGTACTCCTCGCTGTCCCGCTTGGCGGGGGAGAGCTGGCTGGAGAATTTGGGGAGCTGCGGAGCATCCTTTGGCGGCTCTGCGGCAGGTGGTTTCTGGCCGCCTGCATCCTGTCCCTCAGGGGGTGTCTGGCTTCCCGATCCCGCATCAGCCGGTGGTGCGGCAGGAGTGGGTGACCCTCCATCTCCGCCCGCATCGGCGGCCATCATGATGAGCATGAGTCTTTGCAATAGTACAAACATCATTCGTCTCCTTCATCTTCGGTATCCTGCAGGCCTCCGCAATCGATGATCGCGTCGGTGTACGCCTGCAGATTTGTATAGGTCCTGGCCCCGAGCCTGCCGAGCATCCAGTTTGCAGCGGCAATGAGCTCTGGCTTGACCGCATACTGGTCGTCTGCAAAAAATCCGAGCCGGTTGAGAATGTCCGCTAGTACGGCCCTCCCGTCTGGAGAGCCGAACGTGTTGCGCCACGCCTGTCGTTCACGCGTTGTCACATCCCACCTCCTCTTGAAGCGGCCTCGGCCGGGCTTCCCTTCTCCGGGGCCTTGGATGCTGCGCTGTATCCCTGCGCACCAGCCTTGGTGGCCTCGACCTGGTTCTGGAAGTTGAGTTGCTGCTGCTGGAGCTGAGCCCTGGCAGCCCTGATGGCTGCGACTTCCTTGTCGCTCTTGATGATCTTCTCATCGACGTTGTACCCCTCACCGGCTACCTCCACATATCTGTCAAGATTGACCTTGTCGAAAACGGCTGGGTTTAGCTCTGCGATTGAGAGCAGCTCAGCCAGGAACTGCTTGGTGGTGTTGAACGTGAGCGCACGCTTCTGGATCATCGACAACGGGCTGACGAAGTCGATCCTCAGCATCTGCTTTGGTAATGAGAGCGGAGGGGCGGGGGTGCGCATCGCCTGCATCTCCAGGTCGTACACAGCCTCCAGGATCGGTTCAATGAACTCGTGCGAGAGCCTGGAGAAGAAGCTGCTCATGATGGCGCTTTTCTCGTCCATGAGTGCGTTTACCTCGGTGGCGGTCTTCACGCGCTCGAGATTGCTCATCAGCGCAAGGAAGAAGTCCTTGTGATAGCTGGCGTCGATCTGCTGGCGGTAGAGTGCTATCTGGTTCTCGGTCCATGCGAGGTTTCCCACCACCTGCACCGGTGCGAAGTCGGCGCCCGGCGTGATGTCTGTGAAGCCGCTTGGTGTGAAGTTCACCCGCAGCCCCTCGGTGCGCTTGATGGGAGGCCTTGCCTGCAGCTGGGAAAGCCTCAGCTGGTCCTGCTTGAGGCTCTGCAGCATCTTGATGTTTGGGAGCTCAACCATTCCCGGGTTGTCCACCCCCCACGGCGATCCGCATGGGTTTTTAGCCCATCTCCATGCGAAGAATGGCTTGTGCTCGAACCGCTCCTCCTTGACAGGCTTCTTTGCGTCCTCTGTGGACCAGTAGATCGATACGTATGAGTCCGTTCCTGCAACGTCAACCTTGATTCTGGTGTCTGGTGCGATGTACTGGCAGAACTCGTACAGCGTGCTCACATCGTTCTTGTTCTGGGTGATCTGCCTCGGAAGGTTGTCCTCGCCGAACATCTCTATCGCCTCGTTCTGGGAGAGCCAGAAACGCCTGATCAGCACAGCAACCTCGCCGTACCGGTTCTCCTCGATGACGTACATGCCTGGATGCAGGCTGTGAAACACTGGAATCCCGCGTGATGCGTCGTGCTCCATCGTCATGATCGAGGTGCCGAAGTCCGCCCCGCATCGCAGGAAGGCCCTCGCCTCATCGTAGAAGTTGCTCTTGTCGAGCTGGTCGTAGAAGTGCTTCTCTACGGCCTGCAGGTACTCCTTGTGCAGCTTGTTGTTGCTCTGGTCCTTCTGCTCGAACCGCAGGCGGAACCAAGCGACGTTGCGGCCGAAGGCATAGCCCTGCAGCCCGTCAGCCAGGATGTTTGATGCATAGATCGCCGTGGTGTCGAACAGATCCTTGAAGTCCGGTGCAGGCTCCTTTCCTGGCTCTCCCGTGGTCCTTGCACTCGCATAGGAAGGCGCCAGGTATCGGATGATCTCGCCCCACTGGCCCTCGTATACGGCCCTGTACTCCTGCAGCTTCTTGTAAAGGCTTGCGATCGCCTCCATCTGTTTCTCGGTTACCGCCATAGCGTCATACCCCTTATCTAGGCCCGGCCGATACATAGTCGAACGGGTTGTAGTCTGCCGATTCATTATTGCCGCGAGCGCTTATGGGGCGCTCCTTCTCCGTCACGCGCCTGTAGGTGATCCACCAGCTCGCCATGAGGTAGGTGACCACCAGGTCGTCGTGTATCTCGTCGGTCTCGTTGTTGTAGCTTTTCCTGCCTGTCTTCTCGTTGACTCTTCCCTTGAAGCGGGTGAGCTGGAGCTTGAAGTCCTCCAGGTGCTGCAGGTTTGCAGCCATGCGGAGCCTTCCCTGCTGCATGATGATCATGCCTGCGTGCACCAGGTCCTCCTTGGGTACGTGCATTTCCTTGAGTACCGTGGCTCCTGTGAACCGTCCGAATTCCTGCCCCCCTCCGAACACCTTGCCGAATTCACTGTACACAGGTTGCACCTGGGTGCCGCCTGTGAAAACGATTGGGATGGGCATGAGGCCGCTCTCGCGCATGATGTCGACCACGGGCTCTCCTACGCCGGTCCCGTCAACCAGAAGCTGTGTGTTGTGCAACATGTTGATGGCCCCCAGCAATTCCTTGAGCTTGCGCACCTGGTCGGTGTAGGTTACCGCCTGCATTTTGGCCTGGTACACGAGGTCGAGGTAGTTTACAACCATCGGGTCGCGCCCTGTCTCGGCAGGGAACCGCTTCACATCGGGAGAGTCGCGGTATATCTGAATGCTGGTATAGTCGCGTTTTTTGGCGAGGTCCACGGAACAGATGTACTCCCTGCTGGTTGCGAGCAGGTTGGCAGGCAGGTTCATAGGTTCACCGCCCTATAGTCGATAACCGGCTCTATTGTGTCGAAGCTGTCGATCCCCAGGCCCTTGCAGGTCTGACTGAATGCGGCCTCAATCTCGTCGTAGCTGAATACCATGTCCTCCTGCTCTACGAACTCGCAGCAGTACTCCTGCTGGTACTGCTGCATGCCCATTGCCTCCAGGTTTTCCTGTTGCTCCTCAATGCTGAAGTGCCTCGGCGAGTACCAGGACAGGATGCCTCGCTCAGCCATAATGGCCTTGTATGCCTGCTCGTCCATGTACTCGACCAGGTGCCAGTTGTCCAGTGGGTTTATCTGCCAGGGAGAGCGTATCTCATAGCGCTCCCATCTCTCTGATGAGCTGTATGCCTCGAAGAAGAATCCCTGCTTGCCGTTCGGGGTGCTGATGGCAAAGAGCTCCGCATCGGGATTGTCGGTGAGCATGGGGCGTACACCGGATTTATAGACCACATCGGGTATGCGTGATGCCTCATCCAGCACAATGGTCCTCGGCCTAGAATAACCGCGTGCGGACCGCTCCGTGGCCGGGATGACCAGGATGCGGCTCTTGTTGTCCAGCGCTATCTCGTCCTGGCTGTCCCGCTTGATTTCCGGGTATGAGGGGTCTGAGGCGATGAACTCCTTGACCTTTAGGATGTCCTCGATTGCCTGCGCCTCGGTCGGTGCGAGGATGATGGACAAGCTCTTTGGGTAGTACTTTGCTGTGTGGCAGGGGACCGATGACACAATTGTCGACTTTCCGCTCTGCCTGCTTCCGTTGATGATCTTGCGCTTGTGCTGGCTCTTGAGCACCTGAGCCTGCCACTCGAATGGCTTCCATCCAAGTGCGGCTATGTAGTGGCTCCTGGACAACCCGTAGAGCACCTGCTGTGCGACAAAGCGCTTGGATTCCTCACGCGTCATTGCTTAGCCTCTCTGCAATCCTGGCTACGATGGCAGGGTCGTGCACCTCGTCCTGGATGATCTGGACCACGGTGCTTGCAAGAACGGTGTTCACGCTGACGTTCACATCGATGTTGGCCACTTCCTTGACTACGCCTGCAATCTTGCTGAGAAGCTCAAGTTGCTTGCTGAGTGTCTGTGCAGTATCCAGGATGAGCTTGCGGGGGTCGCTTATCTTCGATTCTACCTTGATGATCTCCTCGTTGTCGCGCATGGCACGCTCGAGCAATTCCTGCAGGTTGGCTTTTTTCCGAACTCGGTACTCCTTGTCGTCGTCCGTATAGTTGACCTCGTTGTAGATCACATCGTGTTCATAGGCTCTGGGGTCGAGATTGTACCGGCTATGGTCGTCCGGGTCCTGCAGCCATTCGTTGCATGCGTCATACATTTTTTGGACATAAACGACAGTATCCTCTACTCGGGATAGAAGCGCTGCGCCATCGTAATCACCCTTTGCAAGAGCCTTTGCTGCTGTGTATCTCAGCCGCTGTGTTGCATAACGTTGCACAGAATTGACAGTCATCCCATAATTTACCGCAATCTGCGAGTACGGTACCTGGTTCACCAAGTCCCGTATAATTGCGTTTTTTTT